GTAATTGAGCAACTTGAAAAAGTTAGCCGAGACTACGAGGAACGGTTGCGAGATTTAGACCGGCGCACGGATCGCCAAGAAAACGCCATAGACCTAAACCAGCAGAAGACCCATGTATTGTCTTCCATCATGTCACCCGAACGACTCGAAAAAAATAACCGAGAATTGGAACGAATACTTTTAATGGCAAAGAACAATGAAACTCGCATCACACATTTGGAAAAAATTCATAACAACAGACATTTCTATGTACCGAAACCAACTTATGAGGACTAAATGTTTAAAGCTGTAGTATTCATATTCATTTACACTGGGGAAGTTGGTATCCCTACAATTATAAATGATCCCTTACCACCCACAAAAACATTTTCCGAATGTCTTTTACGAGGGGCAAATATTATTAAAGTTATTTACCAAGGAAGCCAAACCATCGTTGAGGCGAAGGCTGGATGTGTAAAGATAGAAGAAAAATCAATTTAAAAAAACCCAATGCTTTTAAACATTGGGCTTTAATTTGTTAAAAGTTTTAATTAGTTTTTCATGTAATGTTTGTAAAACAATTCTATAAATCTTTTAAAATCTTTATCGTTAAGTTTTAATGTTTCATTAAAATTGCTATCACCTGACAGATCAATTTTTTTGCGTATGTTCGCCAATTTTTTTTTATTCATATTATAATAGACGTATATAAAATTATAATCTTACACTTTTTTTATAAAAAAAACATAAACAATGTAGTTAAAAAATATGGACGCTGGATTAGTTATATCTGATCTACACGCACCATACCACCACCCTGACAGTTTAGAATTTTTAAAAGCTCTCAAACGCAAATATAAGTTTGGGTGGGTGGTTTGTATTGGTGACGAACTTGATAACCATGCCATGTCTTTCCATGACAGCGATCCCGATTTGAGCGCGGCTGGTGACGAGTTAAAAAAGGGTAGGGAGTTTCTCTGGGAGTTAGAGAAAGTATTCCCCATTGTTGACCTAGTCGATAGTAATCACGGGTCAATGCACTATCGTAAAGGCAAGGCGCATGGTTTCCCACGACATATGCTCTTGGGGTATAAAGACGTTATTTTTGGCGAACATTTACCAGATGGAACGATAGCCCGAAATCGCGGAGACGGCTGGCGGTGGAGACCACATTTCACGCGAAACATTTGCGGTAAAGATGTTTATTTTGTGCATGGAATGAGCGTTTCAACAAAAAGAAATGTTGAGATGATTGGCATGAATTTCGTTCAAGGACACCACCACGGAACCTTTGAAATTGTTAATAACGGAACACCCCTAGAGCTAAACTGGGGCATGACTGTAGGCTGTTTAATTGACGATGCCTCACTTGCCTTCGCATACAATAAGAACACGCTCAAACGCCCTATAATCGGCTGTGGGGCAATACTAAGTGGGCAACCTAAGTTACTGCCTATGATTTTGGAAAAAGGTGGTCGCTGGAATGGAGAGACGCCATGATTGAGGGAAAAGAAGTGTCGAGATATTATTGTATTACAGAGAAAGTAAAGACCCCGTTCGGCAAGGTTTATAGCCACGTAGATTTTAATCAAGAAGGCACGGCTGTTGGAACTGCTTTTTCTTTTGCTGGTAAATTTGAAGATACATCTATTGGCGATGCATTAGAGGGGTTAAGCCAAAGCACAAGAGATATTATAAGAGAGGTCTGATGTTAACAATTTTAGGTTCTGTTTTAGGGTTTGTGAGTAGCACTGGCCCCAGCATTTTTAAACAAATTATGGAAAGTAGGCAAGACTCGAAAGATAAGGCGCACGAGCTTGCTATGATTGCCCAGCAGAGTGCAGACAGGCGTGAAGAGGCGGTTATTACATCGATTGGTGACGCCAATGTAGAGATACAAAAGACGGTGCAGACAGTGGCTAATAATTCCTCACAATGGGTAAACAACATCTGCGGTTTAATTAGGCCAGCGATATGCGCTTTTTTCGCGTTAGAGTTTTTTATTCTAACTATTTTACTAGCCTTTGGATTCATAGATACGGCAATGTTCAACACGGTTTGGAACCCAGAAACTTCGCTGATCTTTGCGAGTATTATTTCATTTTATTTCGGCAATCGGCTTACGCAAAAATGGAGCAAATAACTAATGACGAAGCTGTTAAATGTATTAAATTTTTTGAGTCCTTCAGTTCTAGCGTGTATCTGTGTCCCAGTAATTATTTTACTATCGCTTTTGGTGCTATCTACGGTCTTGATGGCAATCGGGTTCAGCGCGATCATCGAGATGTTACCGAAGAGGAAGGGGACTTTTTACTTAGGCGAGACCTCAAAAGAACTGAAATTGCAGTTGCAAGATTGGTTAAACAGCCACTCACAATAAACCAGTTTTCAGCATGTGTAAGTTTAGTTTTTAACATTGGCTCTGGAAATTTTCAAAAGAGTCAGATCAGAATGCGCTTAAACAGAAGAGATTATTTAGGTGCAGCCGATATTTGGTGGCAGTGGAGAAGAGGCGGTGGGCGTATATTGGCTGGGTTAGTCAAAAGGCGAGAAATGTCCTCGATGTCGGGGAGAGGGTAGGGTGTTTGTTCACGGACACGAACAATGCACAGAATGTAAATGTAATATTGAAGAGTGTTGCCAAGGTGAAAAAGTTGAAGAGGATAATTAGAAGATTTTTAGCACGAGAGAGATTTTTTATAAAATCATGGTGGACGCACACCATTCATTTCCGAGGCCACTGATGGATGACGTTGACGCTTGGGAAGCATACCCCCAAAACAGTTGGATTTTTAATAAATTAGAACTTGCCTTAACTCTAGGATATGACGCTGGCCCAGCTTGTGTTCCAATTTCTAAAAAGGGCAAGTACATCATCAGACCAATTTATAATCTTTATGGGATGGGCATTGATGCAAAAGTAATTTCGCTAGACCCAGAAAAAGATTCCCAAGCAATTAGAGATCATGCTTATTTAAGCCCTAGCCATTTTTGGTGCGAGTATTTTGAAGGCGATCATGTTTCAGTTGATTATAAAAAGACCACTAATTCTATCGGTAATACTTCCGCATATCCGTGGGAGCCAATACACGCAATGCGAGGCAAAGTTAACGACAGAAATTTAAGGCTATTTGAGAGTTGGGAGAGAATTGAAGTCCCAAAAGAGTGCCAGTATTTACCGCATTGGTTTCCCGATGATGTAGACGATTTAAATGTTGAATGGCGAGGCGAGCATATTATTGAAGTACATTTGAGATCAGGCAATGACGCAATGTACGATATGGATATAGGAGAGTTTCTTTACCCCGTTTTTAACGTATCTGAAAAGCGATTTGGCACTTTTGTGGAGAACGATGACCCAGAGGGTGATTACTCCGCTTCTGGGATACTCTCAGAGATACGAGAGGGGTATATAAGAGACTAATCTTTGCCCTCTCTTTTATTTCTCAAATTCTTAGCAAAATCTAAAATTTCTGGCCTGTCATCAACGTGACAAAAAACTGTAAATTTTGAGAAGCCTTGCTCTTTCTTATTTTCATAATGCCTCAGAACCCGAATACGATTTAACTCAGCTAAATGTTCTTTGTCTGCCACTATCCTTGCTCCTCTACACTCGTCACTTGCCAGCCTCCAGAATTTTCGAGTTCTTGAAAATTCCCCCCGTCCATATTTTGTGCCATTGTTTCCGCTTCTTCTAAGGTTTTGGCCTCAACAAATGCCTCAAGCAATGTACTCATCTCCGCGACTATTCTGTATTTCATTATCCTTACTCCTTTATGCTCTGTTCAATAATTCAATAAAATCGGCCTTATTGCCAAGCTCAATTTTATAAATGTCAGGAAAACCTTCGTGCGAAGGTTTGTACCCAGCTTTACGAATGGCTTTAACGGCTTCACTTTTTGTTGCAAAATAACTCCCAGAGCCACCATTGCATAAACCCAGACTATAATCGCCTACTCCATTTTGGTCTTGAGGGCCGTGTGTATATTCAATTACTTTGTAAATAACCATTTTTTATTTCCTTATTTGTTGGATTTTAATTTTTGTGGCACGAGACACAACAGTTTGCTTCACTCCATCTTTCTCGCCATGATCTTTAATTCTAGCGTCAAAGGTAACAACGTCATTGGCTTCAGCCGTGTCTAATGTGTTCCAATACAAAACAAAACCCTGATCAGTGTCTACGCCTGTCAAAAACCAAGTCCCATAATTACCTTCGCCAGAAGTCACAAAAACAACCTTCCCAGTGAATTCGCGTCTCTCGCCAATTGTCCCAATGTGACGGCTTTCAGCTACTCTCTGAGCCTCAATTTTAGCCCTCTCAGCCTGTTTTGCTTCTCGCTTGGCGTATAAGTTTCGGCTTGAAGCCTCCCCCTTCATAAATGCGATTAAGGTGGCGGCGGTGTGCTTTGTGTTTTTGTCGGTGTCTTGGTCTGCCCACCACAAAACATAGCCGTCCGATAAATCGGAAATCTTTTCCCCAGCGTGTTTTCCAAAAGGGATGTAGCCATCTTCTATAGTGGTTATTTGCTCTTGCTCAATTTTTGACGGTGCGCCCCAAGCGTTTAAATCATTTGAAATTTCTTCTATCCCAGAAAGGTCTGCGTATGGATAATGCTCTGCGCAGTAAATTTTAGCTTTGGCTATGGCCTTTTTTGGGTCATTACTCAAATTTTTAATATAAAAATCCTTATCATATTCGCTTGAACCAGTAACTCGCAAAGTATACATGGCTTTTTTTGCTCCAGACGAAATGTAGACTTCCCCATTTTCAAATTTTATTCCCATGTTTTATCTCCAAACTTTTTGGTTGCGTTGCCCTAGCTTACCATTACCAGTTAATGGTGTAAAGCTCTAATTTACATTTTTATAAAATTAATTAAATCACCCAGTGGGTGATAGCGCGGGATACTGGGTGATACAGGGTGATTAAATTCTGGACTCTGATAAGTTAAAAAACCCTTGTTTTACGTGCCATTGTACACCACTGGACACAAACCAATCACGTTTACACCGATATGCTCCCTAGTCGGAAACGTACAGTGACTGTAGGTTTGAGAAAATGACTGAATCACCCAGTGGGTGATTTTAGAAATGGTTAAAAGGGCGATTAGCTCAGTTGGGAGAGCGTCTGGTTTACATCCAGAATGTCGGCAGTTCGAGCCTGTCATCGCCCACCATTCTCTTTTAATTAGCAAGAGGCTGTCCATTCGGTAAAAGTATATTATCCATATAACTTGCCATTGGCCTTAAACTATTAGGGTTAACGTGCCTGTAAACTCTTCTAACCGTATTTGCAGATGTATTTGTCATATCAGAAACTTGATCGACAGAATATTTCTCACATAAAAAACTAATCGCTGTATGTTTTGTTACATGAGGTGTCACCCAGCTAAGACCACAGTCTTCGGCATTTTGGTTAAATGATTTTCTAATTTTTTTTATTCGTTTGCCGTTATATTCTATTACAAAACCAGATTTACTAAATTTTATGGCCCTTTGTATTTCTTCGCCTATAGCCGCCCCAATCGGGACAACGCTTCTTTTCTTTTTTGTCATTGGCAAATTTGGGTCATTGAAATCAATTATAAGATTGGCTAAATTAACACGGTCTTTATGTAACCCTAAAACTGCGCCCTCTCTTGCTCCAGTTGCCAACGCTATGATTAAAAACAATCTCAGGTGTGGTAATTTGGCATTTAAAACTAAATTTTGAGCTTGCTCTCGACTCATCCATTCGTTTCTTGGTGGCATCTTTGGTGGCAAATCTACATAAGGTGCGCGAACAATCCATTTTCTGCGCTCTGCATAATTAAGACACGCACTGAGTTCTTCTCTAAACCGCCGCCCCTTTTTGTACCCTTCCATCATTGCTGGCACATCTTCGGGTTTAACAAATTCCCAATATTCTTTTAATTTTTCAATAAACCATTTTCTTGTATCAAGATGAATTGGTGGCTTTTCCGCTACCCACTTATCTAATAACTGCCCAATAAATGGCCCCTTTGGATTTTTGTTTTCCGATATAAATATGTTTAATAGGTGTTCTGCATCCCTTTTATTTTCCACTCCTGTAGATTTGAAACGTGTCCGTGCTGAGTGGTTAGGTCTGTAGCCAATATACCAATTTCTTCTTCCTTCTCTTTTTGTGAGATAGGGGCTGGTTGAATTGTCCATCTTTTGATGTACTCCTTTATGTGGCTTGAAAATATAGTTTTCTGTCCATTTGGCGGTTGAACATAACCTATTTCTTGGTTGTCAATTAGTTTGTAAAGTTTAGATCGGCTGCATTTTAAAATGCTTGTCACCTCTTGCATTGTAAGTGCGTAATCATCCATTTTTAATTCCATAGCTAACTCCATTTCATTTCACAGTCAAATTTTCAGACATTCCAAGATAATGGTGGCTTATCCCACCCGTCATTTTCTGAGCAATCATTTGTTATATTTTCACTCAATAAATCTAGATTTCCCATAACACTATCTTCATCAGCTAAATCGATTGGAAAAGTTTTTGCCTTCCCTGAGAAAAACATCCCACCGCCAAATTCAATAATTTTATATTCACACAAATTGGGGTCTATAATTTCATCAACAAGCGAAAATAAATCTGCGTCATTTTCAGCGCAAACAAATCCAACTGCCTCTTTGATGTCAGCTAGTCTAACTGCGTAAAGTTTCATTTAATTGCTCCACTAATTTATTATTGTAAAACTGTGATTTTTCAGCGTCTTCCTTTTGCTTGCCTTTATGATCCATTCTCCACAGATACTTAATAATCTGACCTTTGAGATAGGCATTAAACCCGTCAGCCCCTAGAGCCGATTTAATTGCATCAAGGCACTCAATCTCGCCATTGGTATAGTGTGGGGGGTGGTTTACGTTGTCGGTCATCTAAGGTTCATTTCAGCCCTTCGATCTGACCTAGCAGTGCGCCATTCTTCAAATAAAATTGACATTGCTTCTTTTCTTGCTTTGGCTAGATTTTCCTCACACTGGGCGTTTACATATCCAAGTTCTTTGGCAACAACAATTTCATCGATGTCAACTTGACATTCTCGCTCTTTAACCGTGCCAGCCATCTTTAAAAAAATAACTGAGGTTATTGCTTTTAATTCATTTTTAGCTCGGAGGCTTTTGTTTTGAGCTTCCGCAAATTCTTCGGCAGCCGCTTCAAATCTTTTTGCGATTGTACTATTTTCCATTGTTGAAACCTTGTTCCTTTAAAAAGTTCTCTGCTACTTCT